CGGGGAAGTGCTCGGCCGCGAGTTCGGCCTTCCGCGCGTCGAACTCCGTCCGCGGAAGTGGTGTGCCACCGTGCTCGGGGTCAGTCTCCTCCTGAAGCGTCGAACACGCCTCGGTCGTGTCGTCGTCGAGCGGGCCCGTCCAAGCAACGCGGATCTTCCCGTCGACGCCGTCGGCGAGGTCGTCGATCGCTAAGTCCGTCGCCTCGTTGAGCAGCTGAGCGGACTTGGTCCGGGCGACGTTCTCGGCGCGGTCGGCCTCAATACCGAACTGGTCGCGGACGTGCGAGGCCAGCGAGTTGATCGACCAGCCCTGGGGCTGGGAAAGCCGCGTCACAAACAGGTCCTTGAGGTTCTGCGGTGGCGCACCCTCGGTCTGGTCCCAGCGAAGGTTATTGGCCGCCTCCTGGATCCGGTTCTGGACGTTCGCAGGCACGTCCTCGTCGGCGCCGAAGACGGGGTCCGCGAGGCCGTGCAGGTCATCCCAGACGAGCTCCTCGAACCCGTCGCGGTAGATGTCGAACTCGGCGGCGACGGTCGATGGCTCGGCCAGTCGATAGTCGCCGCTGAAGCCATCGTTCTCGGCGTCAGGGGGCGGCGACTGGTCAGCCCGCCCAGGTGGCTCGAAGTCGTCACCGATGTCCTCGTCGTCCAGCGGCGGGAGGTCGAATAGATCCCGCCGCTCGTCGACGGTCATGTCGGCGCCGATGGCGCTGACCTGCTTGCTGAGTTCGTCGACGTCGGTGATGGGGTCGTTGAAGACGTACTCCAGCGAGACGTCCTCGGCCGACTCATCGGCCTCAAGGAGGTCGTCCGGCGCGTACTCCGCCAGGAGCGTCCGGCCGACCTGCTGAACGAACTGGTCACCGAGGAGGCGCTGGTCGGCACGCGCACCCAGCAGGAACAACTGTCGGCGGAGCTTCGCCGGGAAGCCCGTGCCGAGGCCGTCACCGCCGCCGATCTGTGTGAGTTCGATCGGCAGCATGAACGCGATCGCGAGCTTCGAGAGGTCGTGCTCGGTGATGCCGTCGAACTCGAAGTTCTCCGCTTCGATGACGTTGATATCGACGTCGCGGCCGGTGATCCACTTGGTCAGTTCGTGGATGTTGTCGAACATCGGCCGCGCCCGCCGAAGCTCGTTGTCGTCGATGACGGCGCCGTCCTCCCGGCCGAGCTTGACGTGGAACTTCGGGAACGCCTGTAGCTGGATGGCGTTGTCGATGGCATCCTGGTGCTCGTGATAGGCCTGAGCCTCGTCCATCGCCCGGCCGAGCATCGACATACCGACGGGGTCCCGACCCGAGGCTTTCGTCGTCTTGAAGTGGAGGACCTCGTCAGGGCCGAAGGACTTCTCGTACCCATCCTTCGATCCCTTGACGTCGACTTTCTGCTCCCAAGACTCGATCTCACCCTTGCGGTTGAGGTTCGGGACGGTCGTCCAAGGCTGGATGAGCGTGATGCCGCCGAAGTCGCCGCCGCGTGTCTCCTGTGTCTCGCCGAGGCTGTACCCATAAAAGTAGGCGTCCGTCCCGATGTCGACCATGAGCGTATCGCGGTCGTTGAGCGTGTCGTTCAGCCACTCGGCGACCTCATCGCGCTTGCTCGCGAACTGCCCGCCGGTCCCGAAGACCATCAGGGCCCGTGCCTCAAGGAGCGTCGCGATAACCCCGCCGTCGACGCGGATGTTGTGGTACTCTTTCAGTTGCTCGCGGGTGGCCCGACGGTCCTGCCAGCTCGGCGTGTCGGCCGTCTCGCCACCCTCGATGTAGGAGCTGGGCGTCTCGAGACGGGCCTGCAGCTTGGTCGTCTTCGCCTTCGCCCACATCCCGGCGAGTTTGCGCGTCGTCGATGCGGCCGATCGCAGGCGGGAGAACCGCCCAGGTGTGTCCTCACTCATCGTTGCTGGAATACCTCTCGCAGTTGCGTCGCACCCTCAGACGGCGGCTTCGGGTCCGCCACGTTGGGGTCGTCGCGATAGCGGTCCGGCGCGTCACAGGCGTCGGTCCGGCAGGCCCAAGAGTTGACGTACTCGACCATCCGCGGGTCCCAGGTGACGTCGGCGTACATGAGCGCGCCACACTCGGGGCAGTTCGGCGGGTCCGGAACCCACGGGATGAGCGTCCGACTGTGGTCGCGGACCGCGTCGACGGCGTCACTCGCTGCCTCGCTGGCCTCGGCAAAAGTAGGCAGGTCAGCCATCAGCGATCACCATACGCGCGGCCGCCGTAGGCCTCGATCGACCCGCCGAGGTCCAGCTGCCGGATGGCCATCTCGGCCGCGTCAAGAAGGTCGTCGTGACTGCCGTTCGGGAAGGCCAGCCACTCCGAGACGAACGGATCCCAGCGAGGGTCGTACTCCTGGCCGGGCCCGCGCCCGCCGGGGTCGTCGTGGTTGACGACTCTGACCCGCTCGTTGGCGAACGGGACGCTCAGGTAGGTCAGTCGCTCCTCTTTGGAGCGGTCGTTCTCGATTCCGTAGGCATTGAGGCCGGCGTCTTTGGCATCCTGGACGAACCAGCGCTGGGCCTGGATGGCCTCGATACCGACCTGGTTCGTTGGGACGCCGTCCATGATCGACCGGAGCCAGCCGACGCCCTGGTCTTTTGTCATCCCACGGGTGCGGGCGATGTCGACGAGAAACGCCTCCTGGCGCCAACTGTCGTACGCGACGACCGCGGCCGCCCAGTAGTCCGTGTCGTTGTCGCGGGCCTTCTCGGGATCGGCCTCGAGGCCGAGGTCGGCGGTGACCGTCCAGGAGAGTTCATGATCCTCGGTGAGCGTCGCGGCGTCGACGAACGACAGCATATCCCGCGTGAGAAACGACCCACCGGCGTCGAACTCCGCCATGATCTCCCGGCGGGACACGCGCTCGGGCAGGTCACCGAACAGTTCGTCGATGCGAGCGTCCGGGATGAACGGGTTGTCGTAGGACGTCGCCCGACAGGAGTCGTAAAGGTCGTCGCCGGAGTCCTGGCCGCGCTCGAAACACTCAACGAAGTGCTCCGAGTAGGCCGCCTTGCCGATGAACGCCGCCCGGCCGTCCGTGTCCAAGAGCATCGGCGCGAGGTTGGACTCCCAGATGTCGTCGTCCATGTACCCGCGCTCGTCGATCGTCATGTCGTCGACGCCGGCGCCGTCGAGTGACTCCGGGCGGTCAAAGCTATAGAACTCCAATTGCGACCCGTTGACCAGCGAAATCTCGAACGGGATGGTCCGCTTGGGCTCACCGTCAATGAGCCGGTCGGGGATCATCTTTAGCGCCGTCTCGAAGCCGTACTTCTTGGCCTGGGTGTAAGTCGGCGCGACCCACCAGGTGACGATGTCGGAGTCGCGCCCCCAGCGGTAGACCTCGGGCTGGATGGCGAAGTCGACCTGGGAGGCGAGACCGACCGTGTTCTTGCCGAAGCGGCGGCCACCGGCGAGCGTACGGTACTTGGCGTCCGACTCGAAAAACGCCCGCTGCTTGGGCGACAGCTTCCACTGCAGCCGGATGGTGTCGCCGCCGTGGCTGGTGACACTCATGAGTCGCTGGTCAGGTCATCCTCGGTGATCTCGACGACGTCGGACTGGACGTCGACGCTGGCGTCCATGTCGACCTGGCGCTTCTCGGACTTCTGATAGCCGTACGACGACGAGAGCATGAACTTCGCGAACGACGGATCGACATCGCCATCGGGGTCACGACCCTCCGTGATGTAATACGTCTCACCGTCGCCACGCGCGCGCTCGAAGGCGGAGAAAAAACCGTACTCCTCGCCGTCTGGACCCGTGAACGTCGGGTTTTTCTCTTTCCAGTTGGCGAGTGTCCCGTGGGCGACACCGGCGTCGCGCTCACAGCCACGCTCGCTCTTCCCGAGCTCGGCAGCCTCGATCGCCGCCCGGGCGCGCTCGTCGGTGAACGCTGACGGCCGACCCTGTGGATCCTCGTCGACGTCGTCGCTGTTGTGGCTGAGGACCGGGCAACTCCCCGCGGGATGCTGGCAGGGTCCCTCCGTCGAGGATGTCTCGGCACCGCAGATGTCGTCGCTCATGGTGTGATGATTCGGGGGCCGGTCGGCGCGAGTGGGAGTTCGTGCGCCGGGGCGGTCCGGGTGTGGTCGACGACGCTCGTGTTGGTGTGCTCGCCGTCCTCGGTGACGGTGATGGGGCAGCCCTCAACGTCGTCGGGGAGGTCCGTCGACCGCCACGTCCGCAGCGAGACGCTGACGACCGTGTTGCTCTGTTTCTGGACGGTGCGGAATTTGTCGATGCGGGTGCGCCGGTCGTCCGGGCCTTCCCACAGCGAGATGGCGTCGGCGTCTTGGACATCGCCGTTCGTGACGGTGAGTT